AGGATAGCCGCTGCCGGAGGTCTAAGCAACCCGAGTACGGCCGCCTGGCTGCATCCCTTCGGTCACGCCTGCAAACCCGCATGACTGCTGGGCTGCTGGGCTGCTGGGCTGCTGGGCTGCTGGCGGAGAGTGTGAGAGCGGAAACTTATTTACCGTCAACAAGTTACCTCTCAAATACCATGATCGATGCCTTGATCGTTGCGCCGCTTGCCGGGGATCGCAGTCGGCAGCCGCTGAACGAATGAAAGCAGAGAGGACAGAGGTTGCTCCCCTGCGGCACCGCTACAAGGGGGCACCGTGCCAGCCGGGGCCGGCGTCATAGGCATCTTGATGGAATGCTGCCGAAGCGAGTATGGCCTTGCACTTTTTATCGAGCGCCTCTCGTTCCTTTGGGTCCATCGTTTCGCCGCGAGGTGGCATCGACACGCCGTGATTGATGTGCGCATGACCGCAAAAGTCCGCACGGTAATCATAGACGTCCGTGCCTGCTCCCCGCGCCACACTCGCAGCAAAGACCAGCATCCCGCAATAGCTGCTGGCATCCTCTTCTTTCACAGTGCTCCGACTTTTGTCGGCACAAAAGTCGTTACCCATGCAATGGCGAGTTACCGAAGCGTCTGATGACGTGGGCGGCGGGTAAAGTGCCCGCGACGTTAGCTCTTTCTTCCGCGTTTTGTGAAAGTAATAAGGCGTCTTTATTGCCCGAACTACTTTTTCCTCACCCGGTATGTCAGCGGGTATATCGCACTCAACCTCAGACGTGCACACTGCTTTCCCACCATTGGAAATTGCCCACGCTGTAATCGACCGACATGCCCGAAAAAAGCTGGTCCGCGATTATTCCTGCAATCCACTGCGTATCAACGGCAGAGTGATTATTCTTTGCGTACTGTGACTCGCCGTTTTGGGGAGTCAAGTAAAAACTATAACCATTTCGGCCGACTTCGTAGTGTGCGGAGGCACCGTCCTTAGTCCATTCAAACGAAATTGTTCCATTCGGGTTTGGACTGATATCTGGGGCAGGCAATTGCCGTACAAGCGCGGCATAAATTTCTCTAGCGCGCAAGATGATGGATATGTCGATAGATGCAGCACCATAGCCATCCCAATCCTCTTCTAGATGTCCGAGTTCTTGGATGAATTTATCCCCTACAACGCCCTCGTAGGTAGATGCCATACTTCCTTGCTTTACCTGCTGCACATACGATGGCCGCGCCATCCATCCGCTCAAAACAACCGTGGAAGCTATTTGCCTGCTGGGCGACGTGATCGAGTTGTCAAGTACGGCGTCCATTTCAGTCCTTTGAAGTAGGCTTCATTATTCCGTGAAGACTCGATGTCATTTCCACAAACGAATTGTGAATCATATTTCGAGCAGCGCTCAGCTTTTCCATCACGGCTTCAACGTTTGCGGCAGTTTTTTCCGTAGTAGAGACGGTGGTATTAAGGATTAGTGCATCAACACCGTTCGATGATCCTTTTGCAGCCAACACTGTCAGGCTCATTCCGTTCTGCAGCGGCAATCTGAACTGAATGATATGTTCAGCAGTTGCGCCATCCGCAGCCATCTTTTCAATCGCTGCAGGCAATTGAACCTTGAACCCTAGTCGATCTTGCAGGAATTCTGCATAGGTCGATCCGTCAAGAAAATCTGACGTAAAAGCGTCTATGTACCGAAGGGAAACGCTCGCAAAGTCCGAATTCTTTTCGGAGTCATTCCGGGTATCCAAAACCGCTTGGATGCCTTTCGCAACCCAAGGCGAAAATTCAAGCCAAGACTTATAGGGAGGCGTGGCGTTCGCAGTAAACACTCCGGAGCCAATTTGCCACAAGGCTGATCGCGCCAACTCATCAGGGAAATCCGATGGCGGCCTGTAGCGATAGATCGCTTGCCCGGGCATGACAGGAAACCCGGCAGGGACTAGGCGCTCGGTCTGACGGAAACCGTTGGAGTAGGCCGCCCCTCCAAAGCGCATGTAGAACTCATCTGCAGAGTTGTTGTTAACTGGGAACTGCAGAAGGCCACCGTCCACTTGCGGGATGCCGGCAGCATCAGCCCAACGTACCTCGACGATGATTTCAACGAGAGGCGCTTTCTCGAACGTTTGGCTCATAGCAACAAGTGTATCCGCGAGGCGCTGGAAATCCACAGGTTAGATTCCTGTCGAAGGCACCAACAAGCCGTTGATATGCAACAGCTTTTTTTTCGACCGGGACAAGACCGGGACAAAGCCAGCGGGACTGGGCCACCAAATCGGCCAAACTTAGCCGCTTTCGGACATGCGAAACCGAGGCGTTCCCTGCAAATCTAGACAGTGCATCACCGCTGCACAGCGACACCCGACAAGGGCTTACGCCTCCACCGTCGAACCGTATCGAGCGGCAACGATTGCGCGAGCAACTGCCACCCGGGGCGACTCGCCTTCCAGCCACGCGCCGCGCCCTTCAGGCAACCGCCCACCAGGGCGACCAACCACGACGGCACACCACAGATATCGCTTGCCGGGAAGCGGGGCAACGTGGATTGCATCGCGATCTAGCACCCGGTCGAAGCCCGGCCATGCGTCAGAGTACGCAACGCCGGGCGGCTCGCCCAGCGCTCGCGCCACCCATTCATCAAGCGCCGCACCGCTCAACAATGCGACCCTCATTGTGGAGCCCTCAGCAGTTTGCTCATGAACGTCTGCGCGTTGCGCTGCCCCTTGTCCTCGTGGCAGTTGTTGAAGATGACGTGCGCGTTCTTCACCTTGAACGCCAAGCGCACCGCCTCGCCGGCCAGCTCGGCGAGCTCGTCGTCGAGATAGTCGTACTCGAAGCGCTCGGCGGCCGACTTCACCGACATGTTGTAGGTGAGCTCGTTGCGCCCGTGGAGCCGCACCAACGCGATGTCAGGGTGCGTGGCCTCCCATATCGCCGGCACGCTGTTGACGGCCCCCTGCGGCCCGTCCACGACCGTATGCACGGCGCCGATGTCGCGTAGCCAAGCCAACGTATCCGCGACACGCTCCGGCCCCTGCCACCAATCCTCGTGCCGAAACTCCACGCTCACCGTATGCCCGGGCAATCGCCTGATGCACTCTTCAACGTGCTGCATCGGCCTGCGCCCGAACCGTACAGATGGCGGGAACTGGAAGTGAATGAGCCCGAGCCTGCCGGCGGCGCGTAGCGGCTCCAGCGCACCCGCGAACCGCTCCCACAGCTCGTCCTTGATGTCGTCGCCTACGTCCTTGTAATAGACCCGGCGATTCGTGCCGAGCTGCAGGCACAGGTCGGCCGGCAGCACCTCTGTTTGCGTCAGGTGGCCGGTGAACAGCCGAAATGCCTTCACGTTGAATGTGAAGCCCTCCGGCGTTCGCTCGACCCACAGTCGCGAGTTCTTTTCAGAGGGCATCGCGTAGTAGCTGCTGTCCACCTCGACGACCGGATACAGCGACGAGTAGTAGCGCAGCCGCGCCTCGGCTGTCTTCGCGTCCTTGGGATAGAAGCGCCCGCAGTCGAGCAGGGTCTTATCCGTCCATGACGCAGTGCCAACAAGGATCGCCATCGCGCACCCCTATTCGATCTCGTTGAGAGGCCGCAGCCAGTCCACGGCCGCGAGGTCGGGCTCCATCGCCCGCAAGCGAGGATCGCGCGCCAGATCGCACGCGACCTCTTCGAGCTGTTCAGGGTCTACGGTGTGCCATTGCCTCTGCAGGCGATGAGCGCAGGCCGCGATCCATACGGCATCGGGCACGTTTTCCATGCCGCAATACTACTGTATATTTACACAGTGCTGTGCGACGTTTACATCCTCTACGAATCAGGTGAGCCACTTCCCGAAGCTCAGGTGAAGGCCCATCCGGTGCGCGGCTGGCTCTGCTACGGCGACGCCGGCCGAAGCTATCCGCACGACGAAGCACACCTATACCGCAGCCGCACAGACCCGACCGAGGCCGCTCCGTTTGTGGACTTTGCAAGGGTTAAGAAGATCAAACGCGGCGGCCTGCGCATTGAGGGCATGCAAGAGCACGGATACCGCACCTACTGGAAGCAGGTCTGGTGGTGCCTGCCCGCTAACGATCAATCGCAGCTCCAACCCGAACAGGAAGATGAACGCTACGCGACCATCCGAGCTGCCGTCGCGATGGTTGAGGCCACGGGGCCTGCATGCGCCCTTGGCGAGTCATGACTCAAGCAGCCAACCTGAATTGCGACAATTGCCCCATGAGCCAAGCCGATTTTTTCCCTTCCGACATCGCCGTCCTCTATACCCCAGTCTGGTACAGCGACACCGAGCGCGAGGCGTGCCCCTTGCCGCTAGGCCCGGGCGATTACAAGATTACGCCCGGACATCGCGCCGAGCGCTGGACGGTCACCTCGCTGAAGGACGGCACAACTGTTTACTGCGGCATCGGGCCGGTTGAGATCCGGCGTCCGCCCCCAGCGGGTTGAACAGCAAGTCGTCCCCAACCACGCCGCCCTTGAAGCGGCTTTTTCATGGGCCTCGCCCGGTCATCGGCGATAGCGCAATACGGGGCGCGGCGAGGCGCCGCTTTCGCCGTGATCAACCTGCTCGATCCAAGCGATGCATTTGCCCTTGAGAATTTCAACGCCGTCGGCGCCGTCAGCATCCGGCATACTGAGCACCAGCTTGCAACGCTGCTCCCCGTCAAATGTGATGTCGGCCGCTCCGCTGAACAACCCGTCGTAGTGGGCCAGGTAGATGTAGAAAATCCAACGCCCCGACTTGCCATCGTAGGCAAAAGGCTGGCCGTCCATGATGCATTCCGATACTCGGTGCAAGCGTGGCACCGGGATCGATGGTTGGCGCGAGCGTTAAGCAAACTCAACATACGCTCAAAGCATCGCTGTGCCAAGCGCGCACAACGCCGACGAGGTCTTTTGACACTCGCCCAGATCAAGCCGCCTCGTGTCCTCGCCGCTACGATCACGCCAGCCCAACCGCCCGCTTCGAACGATAGAAAAAGCACTCCCCCATGACAGCGATTGCAATTTGGCTCAACAGCGAGAACCTAAGTCACCCTGCCTGGTGGGTCGCGGGAGACAGCCGTGTCACCACCAGCGGCGGCAACATGGACGATGGCGTCAAGCTCTTCTCGCTCCAGGTGATTTGTCGGAGCGCCGACGCCCAAGGCTATTTCTCCAAGATGGCCTACGTCCACTCATTCGGATACTGCTTTGCCGGCAGCACCGTCATGGGCCAAAACTCCTACTTGGCGCTGGCACCGCTTCTAAGCAACTTGATCGCGAGCCCAGGCTACAGCCCGTCATTGGAGCAAGTTGCACAGTACGTATTCAAATACCTGCAATCGACCTACGACAGCTTCAAATTGGTTGCCGGCAAGATAGCCAATTTCAACGTTGCATTCTTTGGCTACTGCCATCACACGCAAAGGCTCCATCTCTTTCACATCACTCCAGAGCGAACGCCCGATCAGGGAACCATGCTCACCATGAATGAGGTTCTTGAGCCTTTCTTGTATCTCGGCGACGCTCGGGAAAAGGTAATCCCTCGGCTGAAGCAGGCGATAAGAGACAAGGCACCGAGTGCAGGACTGATCGGCATGGCCCCCGCACATGTCATTCAAGAGTGCATCAACGACGAGAGCCTGAAATCCATCGGGGGCACAATTCAATTTGGACGCGCGGATGCACATGGCTATCAGCAGCTGCCCATCTACAAGCCTCGCATATTCGGGGAACCAGAGTCCATGATTTGCTACATGGGCAAGGAGTTGGACGCCGAGTTGTCCTATGTAGGAGAGGCAAAAACCAGCCACATGGCAATCCCGTGGCCGTGGGGCTAACGGCACTTGCCCAACAACATTCGATCAACGCCCGGACGCAGCTGCCCGGCCATCGTGAACGCGGCCGACTGTCGATCCAATCGGCCTGACGCACGCGCCTAGCGCCGCTCGCAACTCACCTTCGTACCCCTCCCGCAGTTCAATCTCGGCGAGCGCCGAGGCACTGAAGCGATCAAGATCGACGCCAGGCGAAAGCGCTTCAGTCGGCATGGCCGGCCGCGCTGGCACCTCCACTTCGCATTCCACCGGAACCGGCACCTTCACCATGCGCATTGGGGCCACCCCGCACGCGACGAGCAGGCTGGCAAGGGCTACGAGAGCCACTAGGAGCGCGTAACGCCTCATGGCTGCGCCCTCCCCCTCAACCACGCATCGACGCGAACCTGTGCGCTCGCGCAGGCGTTGCCCGGCACTGCCGCCGGCGTGCTTAGGATCGTGTTCGCAGTCTGCTGTCGCCCCGTCGCCCTGTCGCGAGCTGCGGCCTGCGCCTTCTTCGCCTCGGCCGCGCGCTTGTCGGCCAGGTCGCGAAGGTCTTCCGTGGCATCGCTGCAGGCCGTCGCCGCGGCTCGCGCGTCGTCGCGCTGCAGCACCGACGTGGCCGCCTTCTCGCGTGCACCCACCCACGCCCAGCCGAGCGCGGCATTGCCCGCCACGCTGATCCCGAGCGCCACCAACAAGGCTTGCACGAGGTTCATTTGCTCAACACCTTGTAGGCCCGGGCCGCGGCCGCCTTACGCTCGGCCAGCTTCAGCCGCGCCTTGCCGTTGATACGGCCGGTGATGTCGTAGACATCGCCGCGCTCGGCCGCCGGCAGGCAATCTTTGAAGACAGCAAACACCCAGCACGCCGAGAGCGCGGCGTGCTGCGGCTGCAGCAGCAGGTCGGGATTGCCTCGGTAATCGGCGCCAACCGCCCGCCCCGCAGCGATGTAGGCATCCTCCCAGGTCAACTGGATGAGGCCGCGCCCATGGAAGCCCTTGTAGCGCAGCATGCTCAACGCACGCGGATTGCGTACGTAATCCTCGGCGCGGTAGCCGCCCTGCACGAACAGGCTCGGGAATATCTCGCGCAAGCGCGCTGGCGTGGTGTAGTACAGGTCTTCTTCGACCTTTTGGAGGCCGTCAGACTCGATGACGAGTTGGCCGAAGAAAGCAGCTATCGCGCTCGACGAGTGAATGCCGAAGCGGTTCATGCCATCTGCAAGGGGCAGCACGTAGCGCTCGGCGCTGGCGCGCGTGGCGCCAGTGCAGTCGATGAGGGTTTGAGTGTCGATCATGGTTTCTTCATTTCCTTTGCTGCCGTCTTGGCGGCTTGGTTGGCGGTCTGTGCGGCGGTCTGCGCCGTGCTCGCGGCCTCGCCCGCTGTCAGCGCAGCAGTCGCCGCAGTGCCGGCCGCTTGGTCCACGCGGCCGGCGAGGGTCTTGAGGCTCGTTCCGAAGGCATCGCGCAGTCGCGCGATTTCTGCAAGGTGGTCTTCGCGCTGGCGCAGCGCCTGCGCCTCGGCGTTTCGCGTGGCCCAGAAGTAGCCCGAGCCGAAGCCACCGAGAAACAGGCTTCCCACCACGCCCGCCGTCTCCAGCAGACGGCGCCATTGGCGCGGCACGCGCACGCGCGGCTGTTCGTCGAGCGGCGCGCGATCCGATTCGATGTGCGGGTTATTGAGGTGCATGGATTTGCTCCTGAAGCTGGCGAACCTGATCGCGCAGCGAGCCCAGTTCGGCCATGTGCGCGGCAAGGTTCTCGTTCATGGCCTTGAGCTGGCCTTTCATCTCCCAAACCTGTTCAAGCGCCTCGTTGCGCTCGGCCGCGAACTTGTCGGCCCGCTCTTCAGCCTTCACGCGCGCGGCCCGCTCGCCTTCGAGCAGTTCCTTCCACGTCGCAAGCGCTGCGATCTGCCCCGAGCTGTCCGCGCGCTCTTTCGCTTCGGTCGGCTGCTGTGCGCGCCAGACCTTGTATCCACCGGCGGCCGACAGAATCAGAAATGCAAGCTGTGCGATCGGATTGCCGGCGATGTCACCCACGTCCATGAGGTGCCTCTTTCTCTCTCGTTAGATTTCGACTTGCACGGGACGCATCGAGGGCGCTTGCCCTTCGATGACGCCATCGCGCACAAAGACCTGATCGCCCACGGCGCCGGTGCCGCGTGCCGTCAGCACGCCACCGCCCGGCAGGACGAGACGCGCGACATCGCCCTCGATGGCGGTAATCGTCGCGATCTGCAGCGGGTAGCTCGGCAGCAGGGCCAGCAGCGCGACATAGGGATTCGTCGATGCCACGGTCAGGCCTCCACATGGGTTTCGAGCGTGATCGACTGGCGCAGCACGGGCCGCCGCCAATCCACCGACACGCTGCGCACGAGGCCGAGGAACGTCTCGGCGCCCTCTTCGTACTGCACGAGCGCACCGGGCTGGATGACGCCCGTTTCCGGCCGCACCTGAAGGCTCAGCGTCACATCGGCTTGTGCGCCGGTGTCCGAGAGGATCGGTAGGCCGCGCTGCGCCACGCCGACGACATCAGTCATGAGCGCATGCGTCACCATGTCGGCCACGCTGTCGCCGGCGGTGCCGCTGCGCGTGACCGGCCCGAGCACGCCGTCGCTCGTGGTGCCGGCCACGAAGACGCGGTTGTAGTCCGGCTTCGTCAGCGGCTGAATGCCTTCGACGGCCACAGCGGCGGCCGGCAGCACGAAGTCGGGCGCGAGGGTGGCCCAGTGCCACGGCGCCGCCGGGTAGCGCGGCAACACGCGCAGCGTCGCATCGGTCGCGTGCGGCTGCACGATGGCGCCGGCCGCGCCGGCGATGTCGAGCACGGCACCGATGTGGCTTCCCTTGAAGGCCCACGTCCCGCCGGGCACGGTCCAATCCATCAGCCCGAAGTCAACACCCCAACCGATGCTCACGCCGTTGTATGTCAGCGCCAGGTCGAGCAACTGCGCCACGCTGCGCGAGTCCGCTGCCGCATGGTTGAGGATTTGCGAATACGGGCTGTCGAGCATCGCCGCGCGCCCCTTGCCCTGCACTTGCACCTTGCTATCGGCAAAGCGCCGGTCCCGGTTGCAGCCGGTCGCGGTCAGGCGGTACGGCACGCCGTTGACGCTCGCGAGGATGTCCACGGGCGCCGCGTGGATGCCGCGCCGGATGACCGGCCACGCCGCACCGGGCAACGTGGCGCTCCATTGCCATGTCCACGAGTCGGCATCGAGCCTCATCGAGAACGCGAGCGCTTCCAACACCTCGCCACTGTCGAGGCGCACGAGGCTGATGCTGTTCTGCACGGTGTAAACCTCCAAGACTGGCACCACGACGGTTTCGCCGGTGCCTGGCGGCGGCCCATGCCGCTCGCAAACAAAAATGAGGGTGCTGGTGTGCTGCTGCCGCTCGCGAAAGACGAGGGTTGTCGAGGGCTCGTAGCACGGGGTTTCACCGGGCGGCACGATGACCGAGCGGCCGGGCAGCGGGTACATGGCCGCCTGCCATCTCGACACGCGGCCGACATCGAGCTGCAGCGCGGTGCCGAAGCGATCCGCGTGGCGGGCCTGCACGCGCGCAGCCTCTTGCCAGCTCGCGCGCACACCACGACGCATGCGCTCGGCCTCTTGATAGCGGATGCCGACCGGTGCCGGCGCCAAGGGCCGAGCCTCCTGCCAGCGCGCCGAGGCGGCCGAGCGCGCACGCTGCGCCTCCTGATGACGCACGCCGACGGCGGCTTCGAGCTGCCGGGCCGCCTGATAGCGCGCAGCGGCAGCAGCACGCGCACGAAGCGAGTCCTGCCACGCGGTAGATGTGCCGGTCGAGGCCGGCGCCGCGCTCTGCCAGGCGGACACGCGCCCAATGCGCGCACGCTGGGCGCTCTGATGCCTTACGGCCGCGCCGCCTTCGATCTGCCGCGCAATCTGCCAGCTGCTCGACACCTTGCCCACGAGCGGGCGCGAGACGGCGCTCGAATACTTCGCGGCGCCGCTCACCAAGAAGACCGGCAGCGGAATGCGGCCTGCGGCCGTGGCAAGCGGCGGCATCGTCGCGGAGACGCCACCGGACACGAAGAAGCCCGGCAGCGGGATACGCCCGAACGCATACGCCGCGCCGCTGCTCGGCTCTTCGGGCTCTCCGAAGACGAGAACGTTCGGCGGGCCGTCGAGCGGCGGCTTTCGGAAGATGAGGTCATCAACCGCCAATTGCCACCTCGCCAAGGAAGAAGGTTCCGCCCTGATAGAGCTTGGCCTCGGGGTCGCCCTCGGGCGGGTTCTGCACCACGAGCTTGACCTGACCAGAGCCCGAGGGACCGCTGATGCTGAAGTCGGCCACCCATGTGCCATCGGCCTTTTCGAGGCGGCCCCATGTGGCGATACCGGTCGCTACCGCCAGGTCGCCGGCGGTGTCGGCCTGCACGAGCACGAGCCGGCCATCCGCAACCGCGCCGGCGGGCAGCGCCAGCACCGCCGCCGCCAGCAGTACAGCGATGGAGCCGCCCTCGGCTGGCTGCACGCCGCCGCACACGAGCAGCCGCGCGCCGGCATCGAGGTACGCCACAAGACCTGGCCCCGCCAACATGGCGTTGATGGCGAGCACGTTCATGGCATCAGCTCCACCTTGCCATTCGCAAGGGTCAGCCCATCTGTGACGACGGCGCGCTTTCCGTGCGCCAGGTAGTACGCGATGACGGTGTAGCTCTGAAGTTCGTCGACGAACTGGAAGTCATAGGAGCCGTCTGCGCCGGACCACACCTCGCGAAGCTGCAGCCCATCGCTCTCGCGCACCAGCCGCACCCTACAGGGATAGGGCTTGTTCAGCGGGTTCACATAGTCGAGCGTGAAGCCGCGCACCCGGCCGATGCCCTGACCGAGGTTGCCGGTCACGAAGTCCGGACGCGCGACCAACTTCGCGTTGAGCCTGATCGCACCATAGGGAAGCGGCACGCTGGCTGCCGTGGGCACGCCGATCACATTGGAAGGCGCAACGCGGCCCTGCACGCGGTTGACAACGATGCCGCCTCCGAACGGGTCTGCGGACGGGGTGAAGTTGGCCGCATAGAGTCCGCGTCGCGTGATGCGCACCTCATCGATCTTGCCGCCCCACCCACCATTCACGGCGTCGTAGCCCGACGCGCCCAGCGTGATCGAAGAACCCACCAAATAGTTGTTGGCATCCGCATAGCTCGCGCCCATCTGCACGCCATCCAGAAACAGGCGCGTCGTGCCAGAGACACGGCTCAGCGCAACGTGCGCCCACGCGTTCAAGGGGAGCGAGCCCGAAGCCTGGACGATGACATCCGCGCCGTTCACGTTGAGCACAGCACGATTGCTGGCGTTGACATACAGCGTCGGGTATGCGCCGTTGACGCCGGTCGGACGGAAGTCGAAGAGGATCGCGAAAGAAAGAGGCGTGATGCTCCGATAGGCCCAGCACTCCAACGTGAAATCTTCACTTCCGAATGCCAGCGTCCCTTCGCTCGAAATCTGCACGGCATCCTGAACAGGACCCGCGCCATCGCCGCGCCCTGTACCCGCGAGCGACAAGGCACCCGTGCCGAACTTCGGCGAGGTCGTCGAGATCGCCGCGCCCGCGCGAAATGTGATGCCGTGACCCTTCACGTCGGCTGTCGAGGTCGCACCATTGGCGCCGTCGAAGTGCAACAACACGCGCGCGGCCTCGGAGTCGAGCGCACCGGGATTCGAGCTGGTTTTAAGTCGAGGGCCCGGCCAGGTGATGCCGGCCACCACCGCGAGGTCGGTCCAAGTGGAGGCATCGTCCGAGAACTGAATGCGTACCAGCAGGGGAAACTTCGACGCATCGACAGCCGCGCCCAGGCGAATGTCAGTGACAGACACGGCGCCACCGGCGCCGAAATCCCAGGACAGCACAAGGCCCCTCACCGCCGCCGCACTCCATGCTGCGCCGGTGGCCGTGTTGTCGTCCTGCAAGTTCGCCACCGTGCCGGAAGCCGGCGCCGCATTCGCGGTCAGTGCAGCAGAGGCATCGACGCGCGCACTTGCCGACAGCAGGTGGAACTCGGTGAGTTCCACATCCCCGCCGGCGTATGCCTCGATGCCGGTCGCGCGCCAGTAACGATGTGCCGCCATCTCAGCGCCACGGCCCCGTGACATCGAGCATCACCACACCGGTGTTGAACTGGTTGGAAGAGCTCGCCATGCTGCCCGAACCAAAGCAAGTCACGGCCACCAGCGTGCGACCGGCGAGGGGGCCCGACCCCGGCACTTTGTCGCCCGCCTTGAAAGTGCCCCATGCGCCGCTCTGCGTCAGCGCATAGAGGCCCGGCAGCTCGGAGCGCGGACTTGTGTTGCCACCTTGAGAAAGGAGCTTCTTGGAAAGATACAGGGCGCCATCGACCGGATTGGGGAATGCACCGTGAATGTCGGTCACCCCGCTGTAATGCGCGATCTGGTTGCCGAGGCCCCAGATTTGAGCCGATTGCGTCACACCGCTGCCCAGTCCGGTATAAGCCCGAGGGCTGGCGACCTGCACGGAGGCATTGTTCCCCAAGCACCCGTCCGCCACTGCAGGCGACGAGCTGGTGCCATAACCCAGAAATGCCGAGTAGGCGTCGCCTGAAGGACGCAGGGCAATGGCGTCACCGAACCCGCGCAGTGGCGCCATCTGGTTGTTGACGCCATCGGCCATCCCGGCCCGCACCGAGAGGTAAAAGGTGCGGCTATCCGCCACCAAGTTCCAGCCCACCGCGGCTGACGAGGCTTGCGTACTCTTCGACCAGTAGCCACCCCCTGCGATTTGCGCAGCGGTGGGGAACACGCCCACGCCGGTATCGACGTCCGACATCGCTTCATAGCCCACCACGCGCGCTACCTGCGCGCCAGTGTCATCGACGCGTAGCAGCATCTTCGTGCTCGCTGGGTCGAGGCTGCGGTACACCGCCTTGCTCGTACCGCTGTAGACCTTCTCCCAGCCGGCCGGCGCCATCTTGAAGGTAATCGTTCCCGATGCAGCCCCATCCGGCAGGCTTGTGGCAAAGCGCACCACACCAGCAGCGACAGCCGTCACCTTCTGCTCGCCGTTCAACGAGGCATAGGTGCCCGTGATCCCGGCAATGCTGATGACCGTATCGAGCTGCGCACTGTGCGAGCCCGAGAACGGCATCGACGCGACACCGCCGGCCACCGTGAGTCCTGTTGCGGTCTTCACATCGAAGCCGTTCACCAGCACAGCATCGAAGAGCGAGACGAGTGCGCCAGAGACTCCTGGCAACGATGGAGCACCGGACATGGTGCTGTTGAAGTTCTTTACGGTGGTATCGACAACCGAGGCCATGGTTTCTTTCTCTCGTTAGGGGCGGTCCACGCCGATGAGGACGAGGATTTCGAAGCTGTCATCGAGCACCGTTTCGGCGCCCATCTGCACGGTGCGAATCGGCACAAACGGGAAGGTCGCGGCCACCGTGTTGAAGCGGATGAGCGCACCCGCCGGCCAGCCTGCGCCGAAGCCAGCGGCCGGGATCGTCATGTAGGGCACGCCCGAGGGGCCAAGGGGCGAGCAGTCCGCCGCCATGCTCTGGCCGGTCACGATCTGCCCGACGTGCTCGCCGATCAGGTTGTAGGAGGTGCCCCCGGCATTGATCTGAATGCGCCACCGCTCGGTGACGGCGCCCTTGTTCGTGACCGTGATCGGGTAATCGATGTCGTTGAACGTCGGGTCCGCCGGGTTGCCGATGAGCGCGTCAGACCACACGCCGGTCCATGTCTGCTGATCGAAAAGCAGCGGCACGCGCGCCTTCACGTCGCCCATGGGCAGCGCGCTGCTCACATAGCTGTCGCCCAAGGTGTAGTCGTGCGTGACGCGGCCGGCGAACGCCAGGCGGCCATCGATGCCCACATCCGAGACGGTCAGCAGGTCTTCGATACGGTGCTCGACCACGACCGGCTGCACGTAGCTCGACACGTCGGTGAACGTCACCGTTCCGGCGTCGAGGTTGCGCGTGTAGCCCGTCTCGATGGTGGCGCCGTCCGCACCCACGATGCGCACGCGCGAGAGGCGCACGCGCCCGACATCGAGAGTCTGGCCGTTCGACACCACGGCCGCCGGCATGCGCTTGGTGTTGTGGATGACAACAAGCTCGCCCTTGCGGAAGATCGGCACGCGGCCATCCGAAGGCAGCCGCACCGGGTCGAGACCGAGCAGGGTCGCATCGACCGGCAACGTCGTGTAGGCGACCGCGTTGTAGCGGATGGTGCTAGCGAAGACCGGGACCGGCCTCCAAATCTTGCCGTCGCTGCCGACCGCATCGGCCGAATACCAGATGGCGCCCTCGTTGCCGGCGGCCGTCACCCAGTCGCCGAAACGCACCTTGCCGACGCCCGTCGATGCGTCGAAGGTGCCGTGCACGTTCGTGCCGTTGATGAAGCCCGAGGCGTCGGCCGTGACGTTGATCGTGCCGCCGTTGAGCTTCGTCGCCAGGAGCTGCAGGGTGTTCGGGCTGACCGGCGCCACCGGCGTGCGGAAGACGACGTACTCCACCGGCTGGCTGTCCAGCGAGGTGAGCAGGCTGTTCACGACGACCGAGGTCGAGGCCGAGGCCGGCCAGGTCGTGAGCGCGGCGGTGTTGGTCGCGTAGTCGTAGGTGCCGGCCAGCGAGGCGGCGCCGGTGGCCGGGTCGAGGTCGGTGTAGAGCGAACCCGCTCGGTCGAAATAGGTCTTGCCGCCGAACGTGAAGTTGATCGCGCCGGGCACGCCCTTCTCGCTGGCGTTCGGCAGCAGCTTGATGAAGAGCTTGGGCTGATTGAACGTCTGGCTCTTCGTCGTGCCGGCGCCGGCCACGCGGAAGCGCACCGACACGAGCGCCGTCGAGTCGGTCGGCAGCGAGGCGTTGAGGTTCGCGTAGGTGTAGCCCGTGAGGGTGTTGCGGTAGAAGCCAGGCAGGTTCGGCGAGAGCACGGTGCCGAGCACGCCCTGAGGGCTGACGGCCCATTGCGGCACGGGCACGCTCACGACGGCCTCGGGGTAGAGCTTGGCGACGCCCGTCGAATAGGCGATGGTCCCGAACTCCACGCCCACGCCGTCCACCAGCTTGCCGGCGCCGTTGTCGGTCACGGTCTTGGTTGCGGCGAAGTTCTGCGGCACCCACTGATCCGCCGGCACGCCGTTGGTGGATTGCAGGATGAGATTCCAGTCAAGGGCGACCGAGCGCGGCGCGATGTTGGTCTTGCCGAGGTTGAGCGTGATGGCGCCATCCACATCGCGGGCCGGCGCCGGAAAGTTCTTCGTCTCCGGGTCGCCGTGGCTGTAGCTGACCGTGAAGGCCACGGCCGAGGCCGGCAAGGCGTTGGGGCGCAGCTCGATGGTGCTCGACGCATAGGACACCGGGCCGGTGGCGTCGCCCGTGAGCAGGCCGCTGCCGTTGTCGCTGGCGTGCCGGTCGGTGCCGTCGTTCCAGTCCACCGACACGGTGCCGGCCTGCGCCGCCTGGTTGTCCAGCGCCAGCATGATCGACACGGCCGCCGTGAGCGTGCCGCTGCGGTCCTTGTAGTTCGCCTTTGCCGCCCAGGTGAAGATCACTTCGCTGCCCACGTCCGGCAGGCTCCCGAGGGTCGGCAAGGCCGTGCCCGTCACGAAATCCACCGTGCCGCTGCCGATGCTCGAATCCGCGCCCGACAGGCGCCCGCCGCCGTCGTCGGCCAGCTCGTACCAGTTGCCGCCGGCGCGGTAGGCCACGCGCAGCGAGCCAGGCGCCGGCGGCGGCAGGATGGTCAACGGGTAGTTGATGCGGCGGCTTTCCAGCGTCACCGCGATGGAGGTCGAGTCGGCCAGCTCGATAGGCGCGCCCGCCGGGCGGAAGGTGATCGTCTTGTTTCCGGTGATCGTGGGCGCATCGCTGGCGAGCGTCATCGCGCCGCCGGCGTAGTTCACGCTGCCCACGGTCAGCGCGCCGAGGTTCAGGCGCCCGCCGTCGTCGGTCAGCGTGCCCGCCGAGGTCGCCACCGACAGCGAGCCCGGATAGGCGGGATTGCCGAAGGTGATGATCGAATTCGGGCCGAACACCACGCCGGTATTCAGCGTCACGGTGCCGGAGCCCGAGGCAACGAGCGAGGTCGAAGAGCCGGCGGCCGACATGTCCACCAGCGGGATTTCGGTGGTCGCGCTCGGCACGAGCTGCGTGCTGATGGTGTTGACCTTGGCGGACAGGTCGCCGGTGCTCACGGGCGCGGCGAGCTTCGCGATGCCGTAGAACTTGGCGGCGTTCGCCACGAGCATCCGATTGATCGCTGCGGCCGTCGCGGAGCGTTCGAAGAGGCGGCTTGCGGGCGAGCCTGCATAGTCGTTCTTCAGGCCATCCAGCAGCTCGCAGATGCAGACCTGCGCCGCATAGTCCACGAACGAGCCGCCCGTGCTGTAGCTGTAGGTGCGCTGTTCCACCGAGACATCGGAGACGCGCACGTACTCGGTCTTGCCGCCGCCGCTGATCTGCAGCGTGCCGTTGATGTTCGGCGGTGTAGCACCGGGGCGCTGGAAGATTTGAAGCGAGCGCTGCCCTTGAACGTGGTTCGACAGCATGTACCCGTTGAACTCTTCGCCGGGCGCCGTGTAAGCCTCGATGCGGTTCTGGATGCTGGCGCGACGGTCGAAGAAGTCGCCGGTGTAGAACAGCGCCGGACTCACGCCCGGGTCAGCCGGCGCGCGCGAGATGATGACGAGGCCACCGAGAGCGGTATCGGTGTTGAGCGTCTGGATCGTCGCGGCGATCTTCATGATGGAAACGTCGCCGCGCGCGCGGTCCACCGCGGAGATGTCCTTGTAGATGGCATTGCTCGCGCCGTCCACGATCACGGTCGAGGTCGGAGCGCCGCCGCCCTCGGGCACGTCGTCCATCACCTGCGTGGCAACGAGCTTGATGTCGGATTCGAGAATAGTCATGGTCAAACGGTGATGAAGCGCACGGTGGCGGCATAGGGGTAGTCCTCGGGCGGCATCTCGGGGCGCGCAATGGGCTTGCCCTCGACGACGGCCGCACCTGGCGCAAACTGCACATCGAAGGACTGACCATCGGCCAGCACGAGCACGTATTCGCCGACCGGGTTCGATTCGTTGAGCGCCCGCAGAGCCTTGAGGGCGCCGCGCTTGATCCATCCGGCTTCGGCCTCGCCCTGCAGCGTGATCGGGCGGCCCGCCAGGCGCACGGCGCCATCGATGAGCGCGGCCCCCGTCACCGAGTAGTCGAGGTTTTTCTCGACGGCGTTCCATCCGAACTCATCGACCCAGACCATGCCGCGAGGAATCTCCAGACCGGCGAGCGTGTGAAACTTCGGCGCCGCCATGTCAGTGCCCCGCGCGGTTGGAAGACGCGCCCTTTGCGGCGCCGAGCTGGGCGAGCAGCCCCTCGATGGCGTCAGCGCCGGCGGCGTCGGTGTTCACGCGGCCATAGTCCCGCCCGTTGAGATTGAGCTGCAGGTTCACGGTGCGATTCGATTCGGGCTTCGGGATGCTGGTCGGGGTCTGGCCATCCCCGAAGAACGTCACCTTCTCGGCCGCCTTCATGAGCGCATAGCTCAGCGTGCTGCCGTCGCCGCCGTACTTCTTCTGTCCCGGGTTGTTGAAAAACTGAACGTTGCCCTTCTCGTCGGCAAACTCGCGGGCGATACGACGCGCGGTTTCATCGTCCTTGATGCCGGCGTTTTTCAGGAACGCAGCGATGCCCGTCAGCGTGCCCAGGTCGCTCCCCGCATTCACTGTCTTGCCGGTCTTGTCGGTCGAGAAGCCGTTCGCATCGCGGCCGAGGCGCTTGTTCTCGAGTGCGACCTCGCGCTCTTGCAACTGGATGGCCTTCTCGCGCGCCTTGATGTCGCGCTCGCGCGCATTGGTCACCTCGCGCAGCGCGCCGGCCAGGCCAAAAGCCGCCTGAGTGGCATCCGTCTGCGCGTCCTTCAGCTTCAGCGTTGCGCGCCCGGCGCTGTCGAGCACGACCTCGAAGCCACGCATGGCGGCCTGCGCCTGCACCCAGCCGGGCGCCACCCCGTTGCCCGCTGCAATGGCGGCCTCGGCGGCCCGCTTCCATGCATCGCCGAGCCCGATAGCGGTCGCCTGCCCGCTGTCGCGGATCATCTCGTAGTCGCGCAGCGCGACCTTCGCCATGGTTTCAAGCTCGGTCTTCGTCTGCACTCCGGCACGCTGGAAGGCCGCGGCGATTTCGGCCGCCGCGTCGGCCTGCGCTTTCTTATTGGCGCCAGCAGCATCGGCCGCGGCGATGTTGGCTTTCTTCAGCTCGTCGAGCTTTTGCGCTGCAAGCTCAAGATTCCCGGTCGCAATGGCCTTGTCATACTCGGCGCGCAGGCGCTCGACGGTGGCCCGGGTCTCCTCGGCCTTCTGCTTCTGCCCTTCCAACGCAGCGGCCACCTTGTCACTCGCCTGACGCAGCGCATCGAGCTTCAGCGCGGCCAATTCAGCATTGCCGGCATTGAACGCTTGGTTGTACTCATCGCGAAGGCGCGCCACAGCGGCGCGAGCCTCGTCGATCTTCGCCTGCTGAGTTGCAGCCGCTCCGGCGGCCTTCTGGCCCGCGTCCTGTGCGCTGTCGCCCGCCGCCTTCATCTCGGCAGCCATGTTGGTGAAGGCGGCGGCGCCGCTCGCCGCCGCTGTCGTGGTCTTCTCGGCGTCGCTGGTCAGCCCTGCCCAACCAGCTCGCGCCTGCTCGGCGCCCTCGGCCGCACGGTCGAAGGCTTCGCCCGCCTTCTCGCCGAAGGCATCCGCGACCGCGCCAGTCGCCTCGGCCGAAGCACGAACCTCTTCGGCCGCCTGCCTGAACGCAGCCGACAGCTCGCCGAACGTGATCTTCGCCAGCCCCGTGATGATGGTCGCAATGCCCTGCTGCACGGCAACGACCACCGAAGCCATGCCCTCGGCAATCTTGTAGATGGCCGCGAGAACAACGTTCGCGCCGGTGGACATGACGCCCCAAACGGTCTGAACGACGTTCCCAGCGTTCTGCGCCTTCTGCCCGAAGCTGTCGAGCAGCGCGCCGGCGCGGTCGGCCAGCGCCTGCGCCTTCGCGACCAGTGCCGGCACGTCCACGCTCGCAATGAACGCCTGCACCCATTTGATGCCGTTCTGGAAAGCCGTCGCGAGCGCAGTGCCGAAGCGGCCCACGGTGCCGTCGGCGACAGCGGCGCGCAGCGCGCCGGACAACTGCTCGACGCCCTGCTTAAGCACCGGCAGGATGGGCGTGGTCAGCGCGTTGAGTGTTGAATCCCATGCAGTGCGCAGCCCGTTGAGCGCGCCGTTGAGGTTCGCCTGCATGACGCCAGCCGTCTCGGCCGCGCTGCCCTTCGCGTTCTGCAGCGCCTTAGTCAGCTCGTCGAGCTTGTCCACGCCCTGATTCAGCAGCGCGCGAAGCGCTGGACCGGCCTCCTGCCCCACCGCTGCAATCGCTAGCTGCCCTGCCGGTCCGGCCGCCGCGAGCTGGTGCAGCATCTTCTCGAAGTTGTTGGTCGTGATGCCGGCGGCGGCCAGCTCTGTGCGGAATTTGCTGGCGGGGTCCGAGAACTGCGCAAAGATGCTGTTCAAGGCGGTACCGGCACGGCTGGCGTCGATGCCGGCGTCAGCAAACTTGCCGATGATGGCGACGGTGGATTCGAGACTCAGCCCGAGGGTGTTCGCAAGCGGCGCCGCGTAGCTCAGCGCTTGGGCCAGGCCGGCAACGCTGGTGTTCGTCGCATTGGCACCCTTGGCGAGCACGTCGGCCACGCGGCCCGAATCTGCGAAGGACAGGCCCAGCCCGTTAACGATCTTCGTCAGGTACTCGGCCGAGGTCGCCAGCTCGACATCGCCCGCGCGCGCAAGCTGCATGGCCGCGGGAAGCGTTCCGATGGCGTCGCGGACGTTGAGGCCGGATTTCGCCAGGTTCTCCAGCGCCCCGGCCGCCTGCAACTCGGTGAATCCGTAGCGCGCATCAGCCGCCGCCTCTTGCGCGGCCTTGCGAAGCTGGCGCATCTCAGCGGCCGTCGCACCCGTCGCGGCCTGCACTCTGCTCAGCGCCTGTTCCAGGTCCGCGCCACCCTTGACCCAACCCACAAACGCCTGAATACCGAAGTAACCGAGGACCGCCGCGGCGAACACCGCAAGACGTGTCTGCAGGCGGTCCAACACCTTGGACGCATCGTCCTTGGCGTTGATAAGGATCTGGATTGGCTTGAAGCCCATGAGGATGAAATCGAGATGTGAAGAAGGGAGGCGCATGCAGCCTCTGCACGAAGCCGCATGCGTCACCGCGCCCTACCCTGCGCAGGGCGGGCGCTGGGCCATCAGGCGACCGGGCGGCCTCCCACGTAGACCGCTTCCGCGTTGGCGGGCTTCAGCACATCGATGTCGAACTCGACCTTCACGAACTCGACATCAGCCGAGACGATGGGCAGCTCGCCCGAAGGCGTCACGTTGACGCGGGGCATGTAAAAGTCCTTGTTGCTTCCCGAGGCGTTGTCGGCTACCACGCGGATAGCCGCAAGGAAGGTCGTGTTGCCGCCCGTCTTCAGGCGCTGGTAGGTGCCAGCCACGGGCGTGTATCCGAACTGCACGTTGCCTGCCGTGATGCCGCCGCCGACGATGATCTGCACCGCGCCAGTTTCGGGGTCAACATTGAAATCCTCGCCGGCGTCGTAGGAGGTGGTTCCGTCTTCGCTCTTCACGGTGACGGCAGTGACGTTGCGCACACCGATGGGATTCGCGGCGGTCTGGCCGAGCTGATAAATCTTGCCCGGCACCACCTTGCGCAGCTCGGCGGTCACCGGCGCAGCCGACTGCACGACCGTCTCGCTGGTGGCGGCCAGGAAGCGCTGATAGGTCGCCATGCTCATGTTGTTGCAGACGATCTTCGCGGTCCGCTTGATCTTGCCGGTCAGCGTGCCGATGAGTTCGCTTGCCGCCGTCTCGGACGAGAATTCCTCGGCCTTCTCGGAGTCGATGGACAGCACGAAGCTCGGGCAGTTGCCCATTTCTTCCTCGCCCGTCAGCTCTTCGAGGGCGTTCATGATGTCGAGACGCAGACGGCCACGAGGGGCCGAAAGCTCGGTCTTGGTGTGAACGATAGGCATGGAAATGTCCTTTCAGGGTTGGCCGTCAAAGCGGGCCGAAGTGGAAAAACCGAGTTCGACGCCGGCAAGGCCGGTATCGAGGTATGGCGGCGGCTTCACGCGCACCAGTTGCAGACGCTCCCAGCGCCGGCCGCCGACCGGCCCCGGCGCCCAGCCGTGGAGCGCTTCGACAGCGACCGCAAACGCACCATCGAGTTGGCTGGCCGCTTGGGCGTCGGCGCCCTTGGCAATCAGCGTGACCAGCCACAACGGCCGTACCAGCGCGCCGGGAACCTCGCTCGCCGGCACATCGGCATCGGCGAACATGACGGAAGCGAACAGGTCAGCCGCCCGCTTGCCGTCGTCGAAGAACATGCCCTTGACGGTCCATGCATCGGCCAGGCTCTCGCGCAGTCGCGCGACGATCACAGGTTCAAGGGCGATCACGGTCAGGCGCTCCGCAGAATCAGATGAACACGCCCCGCGCCGTCCGGCTTCGACCGCACGACCTCGAAGAGCCTGCCGTCGATGCGAAGGGAATCGCCCCGCTCCAGCCCGCCCAGTGCGATGGCCGCCCCCCAGCACTCGGGCGCCTGCGCGTCCGCCTGGTCATCGAAGGCCGGCGCATAGGGCTCGTCGAACTCGACCGGAACGGGATCGGCTACGCCCTCCACCTCCGCAAGCGCGTTGGTCAGGTGCTGATCGAGCGCGCGATTCACGCGGTCTTGCAGGGCAGCGAAGGGAGCAGGCATTGCGTCGCGCAGCGGCGGATCAGGTGGCGGCCGGCAGGCTTGCGCCCAACTTCACGGCGACGACATCGGCAGCGCCTGCGGACGCTTCGACCGCGACGCCGATGCACTCTTGGCTCGCGCTGGTCTTGTTGACGACCTTGTTCGTTGCGTCCCAGAAGAGGCGATCACCGACAGCGACCGCGACGCCTGCAGTCTTGCCGAGGTCAAAGACGCCATCGGTCTTGAACTCGCCCGGCGTGTTGGCCGGCACGTCGGTGGTCGCGATGCCGAACAATGCGGCACCGAAGAGATAGCCGACGCCCGAGGCGACGGCGATGGAAGGGGTCAGCGTGAGCACGCTACCCGCCTGACGGTAGTTCTTCATGGTGGTTCCTTGGGTGAAGTGATGAGGCCGCCAGCAGCCCGGGATCGGGCGCCGGCGCGAAACGCTTTAGCTGCCGTTGGCGCGGTACATGCCGCGGTGGTCCACCGCCTTCGCGGCGAAGTCGTGACGGCACTTGTAAGAAACGCCGTCGATCTCGAAGCCGATTTCGGACTCGATCACCGGGCCTTCGGCACCGTCGAGGAACGTGTACTCAACCGTATCGACCTGCGAGTTCGCAGCGGCCAGATACCACGCCGATGCACTCACCGCGTCGAGGATCGGCTCGACGATGGGCTCCACCGACGTGCGACCACCAGCACGGAATTCGTTCACGTCCGATTGCTTGGCCGGCGTGTAGTTGGAGCTGGTGAGCTGGTAGGCGGTTTGCTCCAGCGCGGCAGGCACGATGAGGTAGCCGGGCGCCAGGTTCAGTTCTTCGCCCTGCAGGCCACGCTGCAGGCGCATCGCCGTGCGGCCAGCCGAGAGCGCCGCGAACTGCAGCACCGAGCTGGCGCCGGTCGCAACGTTCTTGTGCCCTTCGCTAAAGAGCTGTTCACCGTCGCCCATCGTCGGGTTTCCTGTCAACTGCGCGTAGACAAGGCGGTTTTCGAGGCGGCGGGCCGACGCACCGAAGCCCGTCACCATGCGGTCGAAGGCGCGCAGGTCGTCGTTCACGAGCGCCTGCCGCGACAGCGACACGATGCGGCCATGCGTCACGATGCCGTAGGTCTCGGCGCCGTCTTTCATCGTGCCGTACTTGAACTCGCCGTGTTCGTTGGTGCGCAGCAGCTCGGGTGCGCCGGAGAGCTGCACGACGGTAATGTTCTTGAAGTCCGGCGCATTCGGTGCACGACGCGCCCACATGGCATAGGTGCCCGGGTTCTCGTCGTACACATTGCGCAGGCGCTTGTTCGCCACATTGGCGAAGATCGATGCGAAGTCGCTCGTGGTGTTCATGCCGCCCGAGCGGAATGTGAGGATCGACGACGCCAGTTGCATGCGCTCCATGCCGCGGGTCTTGACGCCGTGAGCTTCGAGCAGATCGCGCCCCATCTCCAGCAAGGACATACCGCGGTACTGGCGACCGTTGTCATCGAGCACCGTGCCAGGCGCAACGCGGTGCGTGATGGCCTGCTGCAGGCCGGCGAGGCGCGTCGCCATCTCGTCGGTGACGGTTTCGATTCGCACGTTGCGATGGCCACCGCTGGCAGCGTCGCGCAGGGCCAGTTCTTCGAGAACGGCCGCACGAGCGTGTTCGACCGGCTGGCCACCGCGAATCAGGCCAGCGGCCAGGTGCGAGACATTGTGACGCGCGCACACCTCGCTGATGTCGGCCGCGCGTTGCGCTGCCGCGGCGGCGGCATCAGCGACAGCATTGCCTGATGCGGCGGGAGCGGCGGCGGGCGTGGCAGCCGGCGTTGCCGTTGCGGCGCCGGGAGCGGCGCGCTGTTGTTCGGTCGTCGCGGCGGAGCCGCCGGCGGTGGCTTGAGGCATGGAAAGTTCCTTCAGGGTTGGATTTGCGGCGGAGGCGCCCACCGTGGGCGATTCGGATTGGCTGCGAACCTCGATGAACTCGCAGGGAAACATGCGTTGAGCGACTTCCGCCCCAGCAGGCGGCTGCGCTTCGGTGCCGCGGACTTGGCAATCCATGTCGGCAGGAATGGGGACGAGAGAAACCTCGTAGGGCTCCCAGTCGATGACGCGATACAGCCACTCGCCATCGTCAGCCGCGGGCGGGACCATCTCGACGCGGTGGCGCACGTAGCCCACCGACACATTGCGAATGATTCCGTCCGCCACGTCCTGCACGTAGCCGGCAACAGAATCGCGACGCGAGAACGTCACGTCGCACAGCCCCTCACCGGCGGCGATGCTCGGGTTCTCGACGACGCCGAGCTGCGCCTCAAGGCTCCATGCGTTGTGCGTGTTGAGCAGCGGTGCGCCGCGCGTCAGGCGGTCAAGGCGAATCGAGCCCTCTTCAACGACGAGCTGTTCGAGGTAGCTTCGCTCGCGATACCAGTCGTAGCGCCTTACGCTTGCGCCAGCCGCGAAGACGAGCTGCGCGGTAGCAAGCGGCGTTTCGGTTTGAGATGCGCCCTCTTCTGCAGCGCGAGTGAAGCCACGAAGCTCCATCGTGCGGCCGGCCAGCGGAAGATCGTCGCGGCGAGTGATGGTGTCTTGTGCTTGAGGCATGCTGTGAACTTTGCCCGGCACGCTGTCTCATTTCGAGGCAAAAACTGAGACGATTTTCGGAAGACCTGCAACGCAGAAATGCAAATGCCGCACAAGGCATTGCCAAGTGCGGCATAGCATGAATGGCGGCTTCAGTTCTTCGTCGGCGGCTTCGCTTCCTCGCTCATCTGCTTGCCCTTTCGCATCATCAGTATCACATCCAAGATTCCAAGGTCTTGCAGCTTCTTAATGTCTTCCGCCAACTCTTCAAACACTTCCTCTGGCTCATAGCCGCGGCTTCGCAGCTTCTCACTGAAGCTACTCAGGCCGCCCGCGATCTCGTCGAGGTCCGACGCCACATCGTCTTTCGGATTCGTGTATTCCCACTTCGGCGTCGCATAGCGAACGTTGTAATCCGCCTTCTTCACTCGACCCGCCAGCTCGCAAGCATTCGAGAAGGCGCGAACCATCGGCGCGATCAACTTCGGGATGAGGTGCAACCATTGCTCTTGCTCGGCCTCGCGCCGATAGTCGAGCCTGCGAATGCGCGCGCTGGTGTAGCTCACCTCGCGCACATCGCCGGTCATCATTTCGTAGGTCCACCCGGCACCGGCAGCGATGAGGTGAAGCTGCATCTTCAGATACTCGACATATCCGGGCGCCGCATTCGGCTGCACGACGGTAAGGTTCGTGCCAGAGGGCACCTGCATCATGCGGCCGCTGGGCAGCTCGCCCATGCTGCGCGTCTCCTTCACATCTTCGCCAGCGCCCTCGGCCATCCCGTCCACGTCACCCGACCCAATGACAGCCAGGCGAGTTTCGAGGTTCTTCCGGTGCTGCTCGGCATCCTCATACAGCATCAGGTCGCGGGTGCGCGCGATGACCGGCGCGATCCGCGGGAAGCCCCTCCCCTGCCCGGGCCGACTGGGCGCAAAGTAGTGAATCACACTCTCGGCCGGCACGAACTTGCTTGTCGCGCGTCGCCCACCGAAGATGATCGGCTCGCCCGGATGCTGGTCGAAGAGGTAGTAGCCCACCACCTTGCCGATGGCGTTGTAGGCGATTCCTTCGATCACGTTGTATCCGTCGATGCGCCCCATCCGGCTGTCGTCGAGCCAGTCGATTTCGAGCACCTGGAATTGAATCGGAACCGGCAGGCCATCGGACGGACGACGGTTCCGAATGCGCACCAGCGCCTCGCCATCGCGCTGCGCCGTATGGTGCGCCAACAGCATCAACCCGTAGACATCGAGGCCGCCATCGGCATCCGCGAACGGCGCCCATTCTTGCCACGCTGCAGTGTGCTCTTTGCTGTCCTTCCATCTCGGGATGATGCCGGTTCCGACGATGTTCGCGCTGTGTGCGCGCATACCCTGCGCGATGTACGGAACGTTCTGATCCAGCGACCGGCTGCGCACGCGAAGGGTTCGCGCGTCCGCGGCATGGTCAGCATTGGCACTGGCCCCCGCCCGCTTCGGCCGCCATCCGTCGCGCGAGCTGGCGCCCTCGTAGGCACGCTTCAACAGCTCGCGGCTGCGGTGCCGGCGCAGCCCCTGGTCGGGACTGATGACGCCGATAAGCCGATCCAAGAGATTGGGCATGTCTTACTCGCCGCGGTAGGTGGTGAAAGTGAAGCGGCGCACACCGCCTCGCGGGCGACCGACCGCGGCGCGCAGCTCGCCCTCGATACGGGCCTCGGCCTTAAGCAGATCGTCGATGCTGCGGTATTCGACCCGGCGCCCGTTGTGCATCACGGACAGCTCGCCGCTGGAGATGGCCCGGCGCACTGCGGCCAGGTCTTCGGGGGTATAGGAGGATTGGGACATCAGTGGAATGGAATAGGGGTAGGCATTGACGCTATCCGCCGCCCCGTCTCATTTCAAGCCAAAAACTGAGACGCGATCACTCGCGCCGCGGCTGCTTGAGACAGCGATACACAGTGGCGCGGCTGATGCCCAGCTTTCGCGCAACCTCTGTTGCGTTGCGACCATTGAAGAGCGACAGCACGCGGCTTGCGATGTCATCCCGCTTTCGGCTGGCGACGTAGTAGCGACTGCCCGCCAGATGACTGCGCACTGCGCGACGTGCCTCGTCGAGCTTCAGACCGGCAATCTCTGGATGCGCCTCAATCAGATAGTCGAAGATGCGGTCAACGAGATCCGGCTCGGCCTGCAGCAGCGAATTGAGTACGGGCGTGGGTGATGGTTCGGTCATGCGGATTACCAATCTCGGCCGAAGGAGGCCGGTGCGCGCCTCGAAGGCGCAGGGGTGTAAGGCCGGGCCGGAATGGGCTCGGGAGCCGGCGCTGCGCGTGGGCCGACAGCGACCGGCGCGGTCGGTGGAGCGAGCAGCGGAGCCTCGGGCACAAGTGGCGCCGAGAACAGATCGCGAGGCGGCTGCACCGATGCCTCCAGCTCGCTCCAGCGCTTGTCCGTGTAGTTGTGCAAGCCCAGGCCGAAGGCGGCATGCAACGCATAGTTGCGGCAGTCGAGCTGTTCATTCCGTGGGCGGCGCTTGACCCAGCGATAGGTTTCGCGCCCGCCCACCTTCACGAGAATGCGCTGCTCGGCGGTCAGTTGCTCGTACCACTCGCGCGGCAGCTCGGTGCTGAAGTGGACGTAGCCCGGGCCGGCCTCGGTTATCGAGAGCTGCCCGAGCAGCAGGTCTTTGGCGGTATCGACACCGACATTCCATAGCTTGATGCCGTTCGGCCAGCGCTTGCCGTTCCACTTCACCTCCTGCGCGCTGCTGGGGCCGAGCACAGGAATGTTTTCTTCGCCGCGCCCCTTCACCGCGCGCAGCTTCGGCAACTGGTGCTGCACCTTGCGAACCCAGTTGTAGACGGCTTGTGTCTGGTCGCTGGAATCGATGGAGATGGCGCTCAGCCCCATCGAGCCGCCGTGCCAAGCTTGCGGGTAGCGCCGGCTCAGGTATTCGGTCACGGGCGCCCAGTCGGCTTCTGACGCGGGGTTCCCTTCGATCACATGGCTATCGACGATCCACGATTCGAGGCCGCGCGCCCATGCCCACACCACGATTTCCCAGCGGTCGCGCTGCACGTCCACGCCGGCCGTCAGGATCAGCCCGCCAGCAGGCACGGTGCGCAGCGGGAAGGCTTCAGCGCGTGCCTGCAGCTCGTGGTCGTCTGTGCGCTCGCCCACGACCTCCCACGTCTCGCCGAGGGTTTCGTTCACGAAGAGCTGCATCGGGCCGGCATCACCGCGCTGCGAGGCATCGAGGGCTTCCTCGAATTCCTTCACGATGCTTTCCCATGTGCGCTGGGGGCTGTACGCCGCCCACACATGCAGGCCGAGAGACTTCGGCGGCCGGGTGGGCATGCCGGCCTCATCGCGCCAGACGCGATCCGCGCCGAAGCGCTTGCCCGTCTTCTCGCAGACCCACGCGCCGGACATTGGTATCCCGCCGCGCAGGTACTCGCTCTGGCGGATGGGCTCGTGGCAATGCGGGCAAACGTGCCGCACGGTCGAGGGCTGGCCTCGATCCCACTTGAAACCGAAAAGCTTCTCGCGGCCACCCCACATCAGAGGGTGCTCCAGTCCGCAGCGCGGGCAATCGATTCGGAAGCGCACGTAGCCCTCGGCATTGCCGGCCGCGCGCTCGACATGGCAGAGCCCCTTGACGCCGGGCGTGGACCCGCCAATGAACTTCGGATAGGGCGCGCCCTCAAGACGCCCTTTCGCCAGGCCGCCGGGGTCGCCCGACTTCTCAATGGTCTGATCGAAAGCGGACCACTCATCGAGGATCGCGACGGCCACGGTGATGCGCCGATAGGCGCGCTTCGCCTTGCCGCCGAGCAGATGAAGCACGCTGTCGCGAAACTTCTTCATCTTGATGGTGTCATCACCGCCGCCACCCTTCCGCCGCGCAGCCTGCACAGCGGGCACACCGTCGCGCGCATCCAGCAGCGGATCGATTTCGCTCTTGACGTAGCTATCGCGGTCGTCGTCCGTTGGCTGCCAAAGGGCTTGCTTCCGGCGGCGGTGCGCGATGTTGTAGGCCACGAAGGCGGTAATCATCTTCGTGTAGCCGACCCGCTTTGACTTCATCACGTCGAGTTCTTCGATGCGGTCATCGCTCATGAAGTCGAGCACGCCGACCTGAAACGACCACGCAACCCAGCCGCCCTTCTGGTGCGAGCTTTCGCCGGCGAGCTTGAAGTTATCGACAGCCCACTCGCTCAAGGTCTGGAACAGCTCGGCGCGCAGGCTGCTGAGCCCGAGTTCGACCGAGCGACGAATGGCGCTCAATGTTTCACGCGAAACGTGCATCGCCATCAGACCTCCGCGCTCTCTGCATCCAGCGCCGAGGCGTCGTCGTCCTCGTCGTCGTCGGGCGACTGCTCCAGGCTGTCGAGGTCGTCACTCACGAGCTTGGAGGCGGAACGAATCCATTCGTTGCGCGCACCGACGATGACCTTCTGCACCGTCGCCACGGCTTCTTCGGGCAGGTCCGGGCAGGTCTTCCGCAACGCTCCTTCCAACTGCTCGAAGCGGTCCACTACCGCGCTGGCCGCCTTGCCCAGGACATCCGCGAGCAGACCGATGGGCGCGTACTCACGACGCGCAACGGCGTTCTTAATGTCCTGTGCCTCGCGCTGGCTGCGCGCGAGCGCCGCGCGCTCTTGCACAAGGTCGAGGCCGCCACCATCCGCCGAGGCACGACCGGCGGCGACCTCGCGCAGGCGCTCGCAGTAGGCCAGCAGCCATGCATGCCCCGACGCGCCTCGGACAATCACGCCCTCGCTCGCGAGCTGACTCACCTTCGCCTCGCTCACTCCGATGAGCACGGCGAACTCGGCCTGCGTGATCGCCCCTCCCAATGCTTCAACTACCTTCACTTAACCCCCTTAGCGAGGCCGCGGAACAGTCCGAGGACGCGGTTCGAATTACCCGTATCCAAAGCCTCCGGGAAGGACCCGCAGCAAACCCCGCGCCGCTCGATGGCGTGGGCGGTCCGACCGTGACTCACCCCCTTCATCAGGAGGCTCCGCCTGTGTCTTCAGGGGCCGACGTTCCAGCTTTGCGCAACTGATTCAAGCGTTCGGCAGCCATGTACGATGCCGACTCTGGGCAATGGAACATGGTGTCCGTGTCGGCGAGCAAGCGCCCGTCCTTCGACCAGTACTGATGCACGGAACGCAATGGATTGGAGGGTGTGCCGTCCCCGCGCGACGTGCTGACAAAGATCACCTCCACAACCTCAACGGATGTAGGCGTAGACATGGAAAGCTCCGAGTGGCAGCGGGTTCTCGTCCTGTGCGACGAACTCGCTGCGTTGATGGATCGATACGGCCCAGGGGTGAACCCTTCGGCCTTGGCGCAAGTCCGCAGCCTGTGCGCGCGAATGCGTATGCCGTCGAACTACCTCAACGACAGACTCAACAAGATCGAGATTGCGGCTGACCGGTACTTCAGCGCTCGCAAGTGGGAAGGCCATGCGCGAGGGGCCGAAGGCGTCAAACACGACATCGTGCGCAGCGGCCTGAGCCGCATCCGAGAAGAGGCGATGAGCCGCATGGGCCCGATGGCCTGAAAGCGAATTGGCATTCATTCGCCAACTGCCTTTCTGATGCGGTAACGGATGCGCCGCTCGATGTACGGCTGCACGTCAGCCCGGTCCGCCACACGCTCTCTGCTGATGCGTGCCTCGTACGTTGCATTGCGCACGAACATGAGCACGGGCCGCACGATGCCGCCTTGCGTGCCCGTCGCTGCCCAGATGCCAGGCGCAAGATGCTGCGTGGGGCCACCGCGAAGGCGACCGTATGCAACGAAGAAACGGACGCCCTCTCGGCCCTTCGTCCCCTTGTGCAGACGGGCCTTGCTCCTGTCCGTCATGTTGGCCCGATAGCCCTGCTCGCCCAGCGCCTGGAAGTACGACAGCAGCCGCACGAGAAAGCTGCCGCGTACGTTGCCCCGCCCGTCATCACTACCCGGAAAGGGCGTTGCAGGAATGGCCGTCTGATACCCAGCCGGCAGGATGCCGATGCGGCGCAGTGCCATCTCGCTGCGCTTGTCGCGCCGTGGTCCGCCGAACTCCTGCGCCTGAAGAATCTTCTGCGGGTCCACGCCCTTGCCGCCGAAGTACGTCGGCTCGATGTCCACGCTCAAGCGCTCGGGCGTGGCCTTGCGCACGTACACGCTCTTGAGGATGTACGCGGTCGGCCGGTCGAACTGGTCGCCCATCTCGCGCTGCCATTCGCGCCGCACGCGAAAGCCAGCGTCGTTCAAGCCCTCGGCGTATGCCTGCTTGGCCTGCTGACCCGACAGCTTGGCGAGCTGGCGCTGCACGCTGGCGAGGCCGCTATCGAAGTTCATCGTCAGGCGCATGCGGCCTCCCTTGCTTCTGCTGCGCGCCGCACGCGCTCGGTGAATGCCGGATAGCTCGGCCCCTTGCCCAGCGAGAACGCCGCCTCGTCCCATGCGGGAATGCCCAGCTCACGGGCCTTCGCATCGATGCCTGCGCGTGTCTCGTCCCACCCTCGGCCCGTCACGCCAGTCGCGGCCGGCTCGTCGCGCCAACGCTCATTGCGCAGCCAGGTCGCGAACTCGGGCACGAACTCTCCGCCGTCCTTGGTCCACCTCTTGCCAAGCCTTTGTGCCTCGATGGCCGAGCGCATGGCCTGCTGCAGCGCGGCGCTTGGCGCAAGGCGGCGGTATCGCCGCTCTGCCTTCGCCCGGTTGTCATGGTTCGGGTAGATCGACCAGAGGGCATCGAACCCGTCCGCCCCCCCATCGGGGGGTAGGGGGGTATGGTTCTTGATGGTTCCTGAAGATTCGGGTGACATAGCTGTGTCACCCCTCGCGTCACCGGTGACACCCCTCGCGTCACGGGTGACACCCCTCTCCCCTTCCCGAACGGGTGTCACTTTGTCACCCGTGTGGACAACTTCACCCGCCGCGAGGGGTGTCAATGTGTCACCCGTCGCCAGTTCCGGCGAATCCTCGACGGGTGTCACTTTGACACCCGTCTTTGGAAGCTCTGCGCCGGCAACCCATGCCGGGCAAACGCGGTATTCGTTCGTCGCGCCAGGGCGGCCCGTGGCCGTGCGAACCTGCTCCAGCCAGCCCGAGGCCAGCATCTTCGCGATCTGCCGCTGCACCGTGCGCCGGCTCTGCCGCGTCTTGCGCGCCAGCTCGTCGAGCGACGGCCAGATGCGCGCGCCGTCGTCGTTGGCATGGTCAGCCATCGCGAGCGCGAGCAGCATCTCGCTACCTCCCTCGGGGTAGCGATCAAAAATCATCGACATCAGCCGGATGCTCATAGGGTCGCGCACCCTCCCCGTCTGGCGAACCCATGTCTCACGTCGTCGGTGCCTTCCGCACGCGCGAGCGCAGCATCGCGAGGGTGTGCCCCACCGATGCGACTGCCTCTTGCCCGTGGTAATCCGCACGCCGCATCTCGTTGCCCGTCACGAATCGGATGCCGTCTCCTACGGCGTCCGCGACAGCGCGCGTGAAATCCGCGAACTCGCAGTGCATTCGCATGATGGTTTCGACCGGATTGCCTTCTGCCTGCGCCGGCGAAGCGAGCGTGGCCGTGTGGCCCAGCTCATCGGCCATCGCGTGCAGCAGTGCAAAGTTGCCTGTCGCACGCTGCAGGTCGATGGCCTCGCGCAGCGACAGGTGATGCGTCTTGTTCTTCAGGTTGACCTTGTGCGCGAGCGTGTTCGCGCTCATGTTCATGCGTTTCGCGAGCAACTCGATGCCAGGCTTGAAGCCATACACCGTGTTGTAGGCAACCTCGGCAACGCTCTGCCCCTGCACTCTGGCGGGCAAGGTTTCGTCTGCGCCATAGGCAACGCCATCGGGAATTGAGACATTCAACTTCATGCAAACCTCAGATGAAATAGGCCGTCGCGCCACCGACACGACAACCCAAGCACCCACGCTGGACGAGCGAATGGGAGCGGTTGAAGACTTCCTCCAGCAACTCGTGGTGCTGCTGGAGGTCGAGCCAGAACTGACGCGAGAGAACATCGGCGCATGGATGGAGCTGTGCTCGGCCAGCGCACGGGCACACGGTCTGCAGTCGAGGCGCCAGGCGCTTGCTGTGGAGCACCTCCGGACGCGCGTGCTCGGCCCGTCGCTGTACATCGAGCGAGCGACTCCGGACGACTGGCTTTCGTGACTCAGAGAGTTCAAGCGCCCTCGCAAGGAGCCGCGGCGTCGGAAGGCAGGCGCGGACGGGGCTCTCTCGCGACGCCACAAGGCAGCGGCTCATCTGGTTCCGCGCGAGGCGGGGGGCGTGATCCTCTCGCCGCGACGAAGGTACGTGCTGCGTCCGATAAGGGCGGGCCATTGCAAGAGGCAGGAGTTCGAAGAGTGCGCCCATCAAACTGGCTTGCGATGCGCGCGAGGTTGACCGCGCCATGCGAGCGATCGATTTCGGTGATGTCTGGGAAGACGCGCTGTGATTCACGCATGTGCGCCTTCCACGCCCAGACACTCCACCGGCAACGTAGCGCCGCCGTAGATGTGGTCGTAGTTGAGCCTCAAGCCACGGCGAGCAGCAGCCGCGATGACCTTTGCCGCCATTTCAGGAGGAATGGTCTGGCCCCGCTCGTAATTGGCGATGTTGCCCTGCGTGCAGCCAACTTCGTCCGCCAACTCCTGCTGAGTCATTGCGAGCCGCCTGCGGATGGTCTTGATGATGCTCATGACCCGAGTATATCAGCGGCGCTGATTGAAATGTCAAGGCAGAATCATCAGCGGAGGTGATTTGCTTGGAAATCATCACCGGGCATGATTCCGCTGCTATGAATTCCGCAGCACCTCGCAAGGCCACGATCACCGACGAACATCGGGACGAGGCCAAGCGCCTCAAGGCGATCTGGGACCGTACGCCACATCCGAGCCAAGCCGCGTTCGGTGAGAAATACGAGATCGGCAGCCAAAGTGCCGTTGGAAACTTCCTCAACGGTCTTTCCGCCCTTAGCCTCAAGGCAGCCACGGGGTTCGCCAAGGGCTTGGGATGCGACATCGCAGACTTCAGCCCTCGACTCGCCAAGGTAGCGGCCGAAATTTCTGCAATGGTGCAGGGTGACGAAGACGACTTCGTCTACGTAAGCCGCGTCGGGGTGACGTTCTCCAACGGGCACGGCAAGCTCGTTTTCACTGAGCCGCACAAGGCGCGACTGGCATTTCGCTCAGACTACCTGCGTAAGCTCGGCGTGAGTCCGAGCAATGCAGTGATCGTTGACTCGGATGGAGAGAGCAACTTCCCCGACATCAAAGATGGAGCGGTGCTGCTTGTTAACCGCGGCGCAACTCAGATCTTGCCTGGCAAGTTCTACGCCTTCCGCGTCAATGGCGAACTCATCATCAAGCCGCTATTCCCTCAAAAGGACGGGACCATAAAGGCGATTCCGGTCAACCAGGATCGCGAGCTGTATCCCGAGCTAACCATTGGTCCTGCTACTGAAGATTTCGAGATGATCGGGCGCGTCATGTGGAGCGCTGGCGCGCTCTAGTCGGTCACCGACATTCGCGCATGCGCTGCACTATTTCGAGCTTCTCTTTCCTCTGGGCATCTGAGAGGGCGATGCTGTTCGCTGAGACCTCAGCATTCTTGATATCGAACGCACTCGGACAGCTGCGCGCGCTCTGCACCACCTGCGGCCGGATCGCCTCCGTGAACTGGCTGGACTCGACGATTCCGTTGCGCGTGTAGACATAGAACGTGCCGTTCGGCCGTTCGTAGATTCGCTGCTCTTGGAAGCCTGACGCATAGTCGCTGACATTCACGCGCGAAGGGCTACCAAGCGCTGACTGCAGTTGACTTTGGTTCATGCCGCGCACGGGATAGCTGCCCACGATTCCCGCGTTGATCGCGCCCTGCAGTTGGGCTGGCACTTCCACAGAACTAGGCGCTGCAGAAGAAGGCGCCACTTCACGTAGTCGCGACTGCGTAGCGCCACCGGCGCATGGCCGCTCCTGATACTCCGTTTTTCCGTCTACCACGCACTTGAACAGCGCCCAAGACGGCACGCTCGCCAACGCTGAACACGTCATCAGTGCGACCCTCACCAACAGCCTTGCCTGCATCCCTCACTCCTTTTTCGCCATCGTAGCTGGGGTGAGATATCGCCCCCGCGAAGTATGAGCGGCGCTGTTACAAAAAATAGCCACGCTGATATCAGCTCCGCTGTTGACACTTGAATCAGCGGCGCTGATACTCTGCCCATGTCAATTCGGAGATGGACATGGCAACTCGCCGCTATCGCTGCTACTACACCCCTAGGGATGCCCACGGGCACCTGAACCCCTCGGACACCGGCGCCGCGCCGTTCGTCCAATTCCAAGCCACCAGCGCCACACAGGCGACCGACATCGCGCACCGCATCACCGGATGCCCGGTGCTCGATACCGTGCGCATCGAGGGCTGACGCCGTGGCCCGCGCACAAACCAACCACGCGACCACCGGTCGCCCGTCGCCGTTCGTCGCCACTCGCGCCGCGCGCGTCGAAATCTGGATGCGCACCACCGGCCGCCGGCGCCAGGCGTTCTATCGCTGCAAGCTCGCCGGCGTCACGACGTGGCAGGCCATGGGCGTGCCGCTGGCACTGAAGGCCCTCAAGGCCGGAAGCATTGACCTCCCCGGCCTCGCTGATGCGGCCGTCGAGAGCTACGAGGAAGACGAAGCGCCGTCACATCCGATGGCCACCGACTTCGCAGAGCGCGCTCGTGCGCTCAACAGCGACATCGACGCCCTGAATCTCCGCGCGCGAGGTGAGGCATGAACGCGCCCGTTCGCCTCGTCAGCGACTGGCAAACGCATCTGAAGTTCTGCGGCCGTGAGCCGAAGACCCTCGAAGAGCTTGCCATCGCGACGGCCGACTACGAGAACCGCCGGCGCCTCGCCGAAATCAAGGTGCTGCGCGCGAAGCTCGGTCTTCTCGATCAGTTCCTGCCGGCACTCGCCGCGCGGGGTATCAACCTCGCGCACCGCAACCTCTGCACCTACGACCACGGCAAGACGCTGCGGATTCAACCGGCAGTGTGCTCGGGCGACGACAAGCTCTTTGCCGCGCTCGTCGAACTCGGCTTCCGCGAAATCGAGCGCAAGGCGTGGGGCAGCAGAGAAGAGCAAGTGAAGCTCAAGCACGGGCGCTCGCTCGTGGTCGCCCTCGATGTGACCAAGGCCGAGACGCCCACGCCGGCGCCAGATGCGAAGGCGGTCGCAGCATGAGCGCCGCGCAGCACACGCCGGGGCGCCTTGTCATGATCCGCGCCAAGTTGCAGCAGCAGGCGCTGCACGCAGACACGCATGGCAGCAACGCGCTCGCCAACGGCAACGCAGCTCGTGAATGTGGCAACGCCGCACGAGCGGAGTCGTATTACGCCACAGGCCAGTACTGGCTCGACAGGTCGAACACGCTGCGCGACAAGATCGTGGTGATCGATGCCGCCCTCGCCAAGGCGCAGGAGGCCGCATCGTGAGCGCCGCGGCCGACGAGAGAGCCCAAGCACGCATGCGCAAGCTGCTCGCTCTAGCCGAACGAGGCGAAGGAGGCGAGAAAGCGAACGCGCAGCGGATGCTTGACAACATGTTGCGCCGCCACGGCATGACCGTCGCCGACCTCATCGGCGAGACGCGCGAACTTCACTGGTTCAAGGTGCGCAGCGCCACCGATAAGCAACTGGTCAGGCAAATCGCGGCCAAGGTGCTCGATGGACAGGTGAGCAGCTACCGCAACCATCGCAATGCGAAGGAAATCGGGGTCGAGACAACGCCAGCCGAGGCCATCGAAATCGAACTGCATTTCGAGACGCTACGGCCGGCGCTGGAGCGCCACATGGACCTTGCCTTCTCGGCGTTCGTGCAGGCGAATCGTCTCTTCCAAAGCTCGCCCAGTACGCCCCCGACCGCCCCACTGACGGACGAAGAGCGAGAGCGCGCCCGCAAGGTGCTCGCCATGGCCGGCATGACCGACGCAACGCCCGTGCATAAGCGCATCGGCAAAGCCACCGGGAGCGCCGCGTAATGGCCTTCCTCTTCCGCTGCCCAGAGTGCCGCACGCGGAGGCGCGACTACGGGCTGTTCACGCAGCACCTGCGCGCGACCGGCCATCGGCTCTGCCGATGCGGCGGATACCACTACGAGCACCGCCCGGGCTCGCCGTACTGCGAGCGCAACCCAATAAGTGCGGCCCTGCTCGCGAGCCGGCACGGCGCCTCTGACCAAGAGGTGTTCGAGATCGCGCTCGAAATCGCCCTCACCACCCCGGGTCGCGCCGCCGCGGCCTGCCCCTTCTGAAAGGCCGGCCATGCGCACGACCTCTCTCCACGAAACCGGCGATGGCCTCATGCGGACATCGCCAGTCGCGCCCGTTCCGGGCTTCCTCGCGACCGCCGCAGCGCTGGCGGTCTTCATCGTCCTGCCCATCGTGCTCGCCGCGATGTGCGTCTACGGCTGGAGCACTCCATGATCGTGATCACCTCCCCTCGCCCGCGCCGGCCCAAGCAGCCGCAGCGCACCGGCCCGGTCGGCGGCCTCGCCGATGACCGCTTCCAGTACACGCCGGCCGTCGCCACCGACATCCGCAAGACCTTCAAGCGCATCCGCGCCGAGATGCAGCGGGGTGCGCCGCAATGACGACCACCACCACGGGCCTCTTCTTCGTGGGCAAGGACCACCCCACGCGACCTGCTGTCAGCGAGCACAAGAACGACGCCGGCGCCTTCGTCCTGAAGATGCGTGTCGTCGACAACCAAGGCCCTCGCGCGGTCGAGGTCTACGTCGTGCGCTGGATCGGCCCCGAGGCCGAAGCGTGGCGTGCACAACACCGCAGCCTGAAGGCGGGCGACGCCCTGCGCCTGGTGCTCACGAACCCGCGCTCGATGCCAGGCGCTCACGCCCCCGAAATTCACGCCGCCATCACCGCGTGCGAGCTGCTGCCCGCACGCGCCTCCGCGCCGGCGCACGCGGCCTAACTACCCATTCACCGGAGACTTCATGGACTTTCCCATCGTGTCGCTCGACAAGATCGAGCGCGAAGCGAAGGAGGCGGCAGAGGCCGGCCACTCGCTCAACTTCGCCTGCCGCTACCCCTTCGACGAGCGTTCGGGGCAGCACTTCAAGAAGGTGTTCAACGACCACCGCGCCGCCCTGCGCGCCCGCAGCCTGCAACAGCAGCCGGAGGGCGCGCAATGACGTGGATGCTCACCGCCAGCGGCGCCGAGTACCACCTCGCCGGCCCGACCGCCTACGGCGCATGCGGCCGCCCCGTGGACATCAACGATGTGGCGCACCACCTCGCCATCGTCGCCCAGTTCAACGGCGCGACCTCGCGCCCCTACAGCGTGGCCGAGCACAGCCTCCTGTGCTGCGACATCGCCCAGCGCGCCGGCGCCTCGGTGTTCGTGCAGATGGCAGCGCTGCTGCACGATGCACACGAGGCCTACACCAACGACCTCATCAGCCCGGCCAAGCAGGCCGTGAACAGCTACAGCATGGCCTTCGGCGTTGGTGCATGGCACGCCTTCGAAGCGGAGCATTCCAAGGGCGTGCGCGAGCACTTCAAGCTTCTGTCGGTGTTCGCCGGGCATCGCGAGCTTCTGCGCTCCATCGACCTGCAGGCACTTGCCACTGCGCGCCGCGATCTGACGCCCTATGACCCATCGCGGCACATGCCGTGGCCCGTGCTCGGGGACAACACGCTGCAGCCGGTCGCGCCCGCCGACTGGGTTCGCCTCGACACGCCCGAGCGCGAGGACGCGACGTGGAAGGACTGGCGCGGGCGCTTTCTTGCACGCTTCGCCGAATTGCAGGCTGTCCCATGCTTAAAGGCCCATCAATGAGCACGTCACATAGCCCGAGTCTTGAAAAGCTCCTGGTCCCGGCAGCTGAAGCCGCGAAAATGCTCTCAATGGGCCGTTCTACCTTTTGGAATAAGGTGAAGCTCCGTCAGGTACCGTTGCCGGTGAAAGTCGGCGGCATAACGAGGTGGCGAGTCGCAGATCTTCGTAGCTTCGTTGAGGCCTCGCCGGCGGACGAGGCTCACTCTGCGCGTTGAGGAAGCGAGTCCGGCATCACCAAGCCTCTTCTTGCCCCATCGTCTCGGGCCGTACGGGATCACTGATCCGGTAGCGCCGAATCAGGTCAGCCAACGGCTTTTGCTTTGCGAGAGCCCGTATTTGAGCCCCTTGCTTGCTGGAGAAAACAAGGGTCCTCGCCAAAGAAGCGTCGCCCACGACCTTTCCCCAAAATCGGGCGTATAGAAATTGGTGCAACTTATATACGTACGGTGGCGAGTCTCGTACAAACACTTTAGACGCCTCGAAAAGATTCCTCAATTCAGCTTCATTCTTGTAAATCAATGCGATAGCAAAGAAATATTGAAGCTCCAAATGAGTCAATTGCGCCGAAACGACTGATCGATATATATCGACATCTGCGTGCTGGGGGCAGCGACTTTCCAGATGATGCAAAAGCGCGCGCAAACTTGCTATTACGCGACGCTGATACGGCAACGTGTATTGGATTACCCGACATGTTTCTAGTGCCACGTAGTCCAACAACTCCACATTGAGTTTATTCTCTGTCGCCGATTTTGTTTGATTCAAGTTCGCTTCTGGCAAGTAATGAAGATTGCGCCGTTTGAGCTCCCTTTCCATATTCTTGATGCAGATCGACAAGGCGTCTCGACCTTTATATTCGCGCCCCTGTCTGACCAGAAGAATTGCATCAACGCTTTCCAGGTAGAACTCTAGCAACTTAAACAACAACTCCTCAAACCTATCTAGTTCTTCTCTTTGTCTTTCCTCTCGATCTTTAACGTCTTGCCTTTTTATTTCTTTTGCCTGTTCCGATATCTGCCGCTGCTGAAGGGCAAGCGTAAAAAGCAACCCAATGAATCCAAGCGATGACGCAAGCGCACTCAGAAAGCCAAAACTATCCCCAAATTGCCCGCGCTCCTCCACTGTTTTTATTTGAGACGGATATGGAAGAACGCCATACCATGTACACAAAAAACCAATCAATACAGCAAGAACCGCAATAAGCGAGCCCAACACTAGCCAACTTTTTTTCATGCAATTTCCCCTCTTCGTATCCACGAACGCCGCATCCTCCCACGGCAGGTGAGAATCGGCCTACGGAATATCCATGGGGCTAGTCGCTTCTGCCGGATGACAGTCGAGCTGCCTCCAGCCAATCCGACCACCATTGCATCAGCTCACGCCGCTGCGTGAGGTATTCCGCGCGGTTGTACGCTGCCCGAACGACGTCTGTTTCCTTGTGCGCGAGTTGCCGCTCGATCACGTCATGCGGGAAGCCCGACCGCTCATTGAGCACTGTCGAAGCCAAGGCGCGGAACCCGTGGGCCGTCATCCGCCCACGGTAGCCAAGCCGATACAGCGCAAAGAGAAAGGTGTTCTCCGAAAGCGGGTGCCCCGGATGAATGGGCGAATCGAGCACGAGCGCTCCATCGCCGCTCATCTCGCGCAGCTTCGCAAGGATCGACTGCGCCTGTCGTGAGAGGGGCACGACATGCGGCATGCGCATCTTCATGCGCGTTTCGGGAACGACCCACACCGCTCCGCCTTCCTTTAGCTCCCCCCATAGCATCCCTCGCAACTCACCAACGCGGACGAAGGTATGCGCGAGCAGCAGCAGCCCGAGCCGGGTTACCGAGTCGTCGTATCCATCGATGGCGCGCATCAGCGCTCCAGCCTCTTCCGGCGGAATGCTTGCCATCGGCTTCTTTGTCTTGCGAGCGACGAGCACGCGGGTGAGGCCCGCCGCGCCATGCTGCTCGATCAGTCCGGTGTCCTGCGCGTAGTCGAAAACCGCCGAAATTCGGCTCGCGACGCGGTGTCCCGTTTCGATCTTTCCGCCCTCCTGAGCAGCGCGGACCACCTTCACCAGCTCTGACCTCGGAATCGCGTCGATAGGCAGCTTGCCAAGAAATGGCAGTGCGTAACGCTCCAAGGTGTTCGCGACCTGAATCTGATGCTTGCCGTTTGAAAGAGTCGGCAGCTTCGCCTTCAGCCAGTCGCGCATGACCGCCTCGAACGTCGGCGCGACCTTTAGCGCCGGCGCCTCTTCACGCCCCGCCAAGTGGGCTTTTCGCGCCTCGGCCAGGCTCACCCCTGGGTAGAGGCCGTACGTCCTCGTCTTCTGCTTTCCGGCTGCCGTGTAGTTGGCTCGCCAGCTCTTCGCACCCTTGGGCGAAACATAGAGGTAGAGGCCGTGGGCATCCGCCAACTTGTACGCCTTCTCGCGCGGCTTGGCCGCATCAACAGCTTTAACGGTGAGTGTCATGGTATCGGTAGAAAAATACCATGACTGATGCCATGTTGGGGGCCGGGCTGGGGAGGATTCGCGCCGGCCCCTCTGAGACTCAAAAGGACCAATCCCCCAATGAAAAAGTCCCGTCGCAGAGGCTGCGCGGGACTTTCAAAAACTGCCAGAGATTGATTCTGGCGGAGAGTGTGAGATTCGAACTCACGGACGATTTCTCGTCGGCAGTTTTCAAGACTGCTGGTTTAAACCACTCACCCAACTCTCCGGAATCGTCGATTTTATGCCGACGGCGTTGCCCT